CCAGGCGGCTGCGCACCCAGGCCTTGATGGCTTCGGTGCGGTGGCCGAAGATGTCGATCGACGTGGCCTCGATGCTGAGCAGCGCGCCGCTGATGTGCTGGATGGGGCGGTTCAGCAATTCGGTCAATGCTGCGCGGGTGGGGTCGGCATCGGGATCGCCGGGCAGCACCACGTAGTCCAACACCCAGAAGGCCAGGCCGCGACCCCAGCCGATGATCTGCACTTCGAAGCGATCGTCCTGCGTGTCGACGCCGGCCGTGACGCGGATGACGCCGTGCGGGGCCACGCGCAGCGGGTAAGGCTCAGCGCGCTCGGCTACGATGTTGGCCTTGACGTTCGCGGTGCTCTTGTCTTCCCAGGGTTCGGCTAGGCGATCGTTGACGAAGGTCTTCAGGCGCGCGGGGTCGCCCTGGCACTCAAGCCACTCTTCGACAAGATCCGCCCAACGGGGCCCCAGCCCAATTGCGTAGTACAAGCAATTTAGGTGGTAACCACGAAGCTGCACATCTGGTTTTTCCGGAATCCAGCGGCCAGCAGCCACCATCTCCATTTTGTGCCGCTCTTCGATCATCGCGCCGCACTCACAGCAGTCAAGCCATACCTGGCGTCCCTGCGTGCCGTGTTTGTGATTGCCCCAACGGAGCGCGGCCCACTGCATCGGCTGCATATGCCTGCAGTGCGGGCAAGGTACGTGATAGCGCCGCTGGTCGCTGTGCTCCCACAGATATTCAATGCGGCTGCTGCTTTTCATCTGCGGCGTGCTTACGTACAGACGCCTGTACGAACCTGGGAAGGCGCTCGTGCGGCCGTTTGCCATTTGCAATGGATCATCACCGCTCGGCAGCGCCGCTGCTATGTCGTCGACTTCATCGAGTCCAACGAACTTCGCGCTGATGGACTTAAGTCGGCCTGGGCTGCCTGCATGTTCCGCATACCACTGACCGCCTTCGAAATCCTTAAAGAACCGACTATTTGCTGTCTCTCGGCTATTGCTGCTTTTCAGGACGGACAGCAATGCGGGGTTGGCCTCGAATAGTGGCTGCCACTTTTGATTCACGCCTTTGTCTCTGGCTACTTCGCTGGGGTAGACCAGCAACGTCGGGCCTGGAGCATTAACCATGGTGTATGCAACGACGCTCTTCAGCACTTCGCTTTTCCCAAACTGAATCGGGAACTTCAAAGCGACTTCATGCGTGCTGCTCCGGATGGAAAAGCAATCCATCGGCTCACGCAACGGCGGATTGCGCGCCGTCACCCATGGCCCTGCTATTGCACCGCTCTTGCTGCTGAGTACCAAGTTCTTGTCAGCCCACTCACTGACGCTAAGCGCTTTGCGAGGGGCAAGCATCTTGGCCATGAGCGCGTACAGCACGGGGCCCGCAGGCGCTGCTCTTGTCACGACTTGGTTCATTGGAGTGCGTCCCTGGATAGCGTCTTGAATCTGCTACTCAAGCCGATACATACCGCCGCCAACTCATCGCGCACTATCTCTTTGAATCTGAATTCATCGGCCGAGTTAGTCGCTAACTTAGACGCAATCGTCTCAATCGATCGCTCCATAACTGCAAGCATCTCCACACAAGCGCTTGCCACGACCGTCTCAACTTCAGATCGCTCTAAAAGTTCCCCCTTCTCCTTTGCTGCTTCTCTCTCTTGTCGCTCAACTTCTAACTGCTTGCCTCGCACCTGCAGGTCTTGCATTGCCTGGCTTACTGCCGGCGGGCTTCCCCGCTCCGGCGCGCCGGTGGTGGCCTGGATGCGCGCCAGGCTGGCCGCCACGTCCACCCGCTCGTCGGCTGTCAGCACCAGGCGCCCTTCCAGGCCCAGCTTGCTGACGTAGCTTTTTCCCCAGCCGTTCAGGCGGGCGAATTCGGCCTTCGTGCAGATCTGCGGGGCGGCGACGGCTTCGGTCATGCTGCAGGACTGCCGGTTTGCTTCAGCGCCAGGCGCTGCAGGTGTTCCTGCAGGGCGCGGTTGACCTGCAGCGGCAACTCGCGTTCCACCACGCGGCGGCCGACGTAGTCGAAGTCGAAGTTCCCGGCCTCGTATTCGGCCTTGCTGACGTAGACCAGCACGGGCCGCATGCGGCTGCTGTTGCCGTAGCCCACCTTTGCGCCGAAGTTGTGCCCTTCGTTCAAGTACACGCCAGGCTTGAGTCGCCCGCGGCCGTTAGGGAATGCCACGTAGCGGCCCCCCGCCCTTCCGTAGGACCGACGGATGGTGTTGGCCTTCGCTCGCGCCGTAGCCTTGTTGTCGCCCTTCAGCACACGCGGCAGGCTACGCGTGCTGCCGGCGGTGGTGTCGATGCGCAACTGGCTGAGGATCTGCACGATCTGGCCACGGCTGATGTTGCCGAAGGCGTCCAAGCGCGCGAACTTTCCGGGCACTACGCGCTGCTCGGTGTGCATGGCGCCCGCGCGCATCAGCAGCTTCTCGAAGGCCTTCGGCGTGCGCTGGCCACCGGTGATGTGCCAGCGCAGCCAAGCCAGCGCCGAGCGACTGCCGCCGTAGTCGTCTTTGATGCCTGCCTGGGCCTCCAGATTCGCTGCGATGGCCGGCTTCACGAAGATGCTGTTCAGCGTGTAGGGCGTCGGGCGGTCGAACACGTCGCGCATCTCGGCGACTTCCGCTTTTTGGACCGCCTGCGCGGTGCGCGTCAGCGCGGTGGCCAGGCCGGCGGAGAAGCGGCGGTCGCTGAAGGTGGCGAAGGTGTCCCGAATGCGGGTCAGGTCGCCGGTTTCGATGGTGAAGTTCATGCGGAAACCCCCGTGGAAGCCGTTGTGCAGGCGTGCAGGCAGTGCAGGCGCTTGTGCAGGCTGTTTTCAGACCCCCTGCACAGACCCAAGTCATTGACTCCACTACCTTTTTTCAGGTTGTGCAGGGGGTGTGGTCGTGCACACGCACGCGAGCACGGCTGCGCGGATGCACGCCCGCCCTGCACGCTTGCGCAGGCACGCCCGCTCATACGGGTGAGGCGAAAACGCCTGCACAGCCTGCACAAACCCGAAAACTCAAGCAAAAACAAGCACTTGCGCTGTGCAGGCGCGTTCGAAAACGCCTGCACAAGCGCCTGCACGCCTGCACAAGAAATCTGTGCAGGCGCTTTTGAAAACTCCTGCACAAACGCCTGCACAAGCGGTTGAAACGCGGTTTCAGTAGGGTGCGTCATCGTCTGCAGGCCCCGCTGGTTGACGTGCCGGCGCTGCATTGCTGCCCTTGCGCGGCTCCGGGTTGGTGGCTTCCTTCCAGTCGCGCAGCGCCTGGTTGAAGGTGTTGATGGCTTCGGCCTGCGCCATCACGCTCGCGGGCCGTTCGACGCCAGGCGGGTGCAGGCACTGGCTCTGAATGAGCGTGGTGTGGCTGTGGTTCAGGTAGTGCCTCTCGCGCACCTTGCGGGCGCCTGGACGCTTGCTCCAGCCTCCGACGCAGGTGCTGAGCTGCGCGGGCTTCCCGACGCCCTGCAGGGTGCACCAGTAGCGGTAGGCCTGGTACAGGTCCTCGGTCCTGCAGCTCACCACCGGAAGAGCGGTGTACTGCTTCGTCCACTCGACGAAGAATCGCTCGCTGCTGTCCATACCGAGTTCGATCAAGTCGGCTTTGGCTTGCGTCATCGGCGGCAGCGTCGCCGGACCGAAGTCGGATAGGTCCAGGTGCAGCAGGTGCTCATGCAGCGCCTCGACGCCGCCGGCGCGGATCTCAGCCAGCACCGCGTTGTACATCTCGGCCTCCCACTTGGTGGGCGTCCAGATGACTGCGTATCGGCGGTCATCACGCTCCAATGCCATCGGCTGCACTTCGTTGGACAGGAACACGATCTGGACGTGGTTCCGTTCGTAGTGGCTGGCCAGGTTCTTTGGGTTGATCCGGATGCTGTCGCCGGTGACCAGCGTCTTGAGCATGTTCTTCGAGTGGTACATCTCTTCGCGGCTGACCATCTCATCAGCGACGCCAAAGAGCAGGCAGCTGGCCCAGTCGTTGAATTTGTCGTCGACGGCCGACTGATTCAGCAGCCGACCGTAGTCGCCATAGATAGCCACCACGGCTTCGAAGAACAGGTTCTTGCCGGTTCCCTGCGGGCCGTGCATGACGACTGCCGTCTTCATCTTCGCGCCAGGGTGCTGGGTGGGGTACGCCAGCCAGCACTGCAGCCAGGCCCACATCTCAGCGGCCTTGTCATCAAGGCTGCATAGATATTCGCCGAGCTCGAGCAGCTTGCTGCAGGTTCCGGCTTTGGGCTGTGTCGGCCAGCCCGACCACAGGTTGTATTTGATCGCCTGATCGCGCTCGCTGGGGTCAAAGCCGACTTCGCGTAGGCGCGCCACGCGCTTGTCCGGGCTTTCCAGCCACCAGCGGAACAACTGCCGTCCGGCGCACAGGTTGCGCATGCTGCTGAGCGGCACGAGCTTGTGTTCGGCCGAATCGAAGACGACGTCGGCGACCTCGTAGACCAGGGCGTACCGATCCATCAGCGCTTCGAGCGTGGTGACGGATCGCAGGCTTCCGTCGCCGTCACCCCCTACCCCAGTAGCGCGGTGGGTCGGCGCTGCAAAACTCCCCTTCCATGCGAGTGCCGAGAGGAGGGTGTCGATCTGCCTGCTGACCGCTCCGAGCGATTCGGCGACGTGCAGATCGTTGAAGTCGGTGGGACCCTTGCGGTCGGCGGGACGCTGGCTGCTGAAGTGCGGAGCCAGCCAGGCGCCGTCGCACGCCAGCGCGGCGGCCTGGGCGCCAGCGATGCCGGCGTTCGTCGCGCGGTGCTCCTTGCCGCAATGGGAGCAGATCGCATCGACGGTCAGGGTGAGCTGGTTGCACTCACGGCACTTCCCGAGGTAGTCATCGTCGGCGCAGATCAGCAGGCGAAGCTGCGGCCAGCGCACCTTCATCGCGCTGACGACGTGCACCAGGTTTCCGGCATCGAACGCCACAGCAACGGGAAGGCCGGTGGCTTCGTGCACGCTGGCGCCGGTGGCGTAGCCTTCGGCCACCAGGCAGATTCCGGTGGCCGCCGGGCTTCCGATCAGGAAGAAGTGGCCCTGCTTGACCAGGCCCTTCGGCCAGAAGTCCTTGTCGCGGCCCAGCCGGGCGCGCTTCGGGTGTCCCTGGGGGTAGATGGCCTGTAGGCCGTGGATCTTGCCGTGCACGTCCTGCAGCGGCAGGATGATGGAGCCGCTTTCGCTGAATCGCACGCCGTGCGGTGCGATGTGCTTGCGGGTGAGGTACTCGCTTTCGCCCGAAGTGGCCAGCCGGGACCACATGGCCGCGGCGCGCTGGGCTGCTCGATCGGCGGTGCGACGCCGTTCGCCCTCGGCGGCCTTCTGATCGATGTGGATGCGCGTCCTCAACGCTACGCGCTGCTCATCGCTGAGGATCTGCCGCTTGTCGAGCGTGATCTTCTGAGAGCCCGGGTCGTTGCCACGCCACACGCCGAAGCTGCCGACCAGCAGCATGCCGCCGGCAGTCATCGGGATCTCGTGCAGGTGGTACCAGCCGCGCCTTTCGTGATCGTCTTCGACGCGGCAGCGGACGCGCCGGCCCGGCTCGAGATGCTCGACGATCAATCCAGACGCCTGCAACTGGGCCAGAACACTGGCCGCGTTCGCCCAGTTCACTATGGCGCACCCTCACTGACTACACACCTGACGGGGTCTGAATCACCCCCATGGGGGGCGGCCAGGAAGGACCCACCACACGGCACCTGTTCGGTGCATGACCCGTTCACCTGCGGGTGAACGGCGCAGACCACAGCGCCCTGCGTTCCTGCCTCGGGGGCGGGGGTCTGACTGCTCCGGGATGCGCGCCAGGCGGCAGCGACATCGAAGCGCAGGCGGTCAGCTGCTGCCTTGCCGCGCTTGCGTTCGAGCCGCTCGTCGAGATACGCGGCGCGCTCTGCCCTGGTTGGTAGTGCTGCGACATGCCGTACCTCACACTCGTGGCGATGCTGCTCGCTGTAAGTGAAGCCGCGCGGGTCAGTGGCTACGGCTTGCATCACGCAGCCCTCCCCCGGCCTGGTCGTTCGAGCGCCTCGATATGCTGGGCCAGTCGTGCCAGGTGCTTTGTGCTTTCGATGAACTCACGCTGCAGCTTGGCTCGTTCGTCTTCAGGTTCGACCGGCTGCGGCTCAGCGTAGCCCAGCTGCTGCGTGATGTAGCCCATGCCGATGTGGCAGCCTCGCTCACGCGCCAAGCGCAGCACAAGCACCAACTGCTCGGGGCTCAGCTTCTCGCGCTTCGCATCGTTCAGGCAATCGGCCAGATGGCGCCCCGCGGCTACCGGATCCATCTCAGGCCACAGCTTGGTGCCCACCAGCTTGTTGCCGCCACATGCGGTAACGCAGTCGCGCAGCGCGTCGGCCAGCGTGTCATGGAAGAGGGCCAGGGGGGTCATGTTCTCGCCTGTCCGACACGCAGCGACAGCGTCGGACAGCGTCGGACAGCGGTTTGAAGGCACAGTTGATTCATGCAGCGCACAGACCGCCCCCATTCAGGAGTTGAAGAAAAGGCCCCCAGCCAGAACGGCCAGGGGAAAACGCTTGCGCGGCGCCAGGAGATGAGGAACGCCACACCGGTTAGGCCGGCCCCGAGGCAAGCGGGTGGTAACTGCGTGCGCCATCGCACTGAGGACGCTGCCGTACAGACTGCCGGCTTTTGCGCCAACCACACTGCGGCGGGGCGAGGCATGGGCGGGCACCCCACCGTGGCAGGATTGAGGTTCCTCAACCACGCCTGCTACGGCAGGGACACCCATGGCAACCGACGAGACACCACTGCACGAACATCCGCAGTACCTGCACGGGCAGCTGCTGGCGCTTCGAGCGCTAGTCACGGCTTTGGCCGACATCACCACAGACCGAGATACGTTCCAAGAGGCAGCGCTGCGGCACCTAGAACTGCTCCGAACAGCACTGCTACCGGAAGCTGTGCACGACGCCCAAATCCTTGCCATCGAGGAGATGGAGACCTACGTGCAGAAGCTGTAGTCAGAAATCCCACGCGGATCGCTTCGCGCCAGGCTGCCTTCGAACGCTGCGGGTCTATCCAGCGGCGGTCACCCTGCATAGCTAGTTCCGGTGGCGCGCTGCACTTCGTCGCTCAGGAAGTCGAAGTCGTCACCCTGCATGGCTGCCCTCAACTCTTCCACTGCTTTGTGGACAGACGCGCGTCAATCGCTTGAGTCGCGCCGGCTTTACCCGATGGTTTAAGTCATGACAACAGCGAACACCCGATTCATGGACCACACTCAGGTCAGCATTCATTTGTGCGTCCCAGAGGACCAGTCGCACCATTTGCCCAAACGCAACAAAGCGCCAGACTTTCTCCCCCGAAACGCGCCGTTGCCCAGGCAGGGCGATGTCATTTACCTGAGCGCGCACAGCGCGTGGGGTGTGCAGTTGGTCATCCACCTTTGGCATGCGCCGGACCGGTTGACCATTGAGGTTTGGCTCGAGCATGTTGGTGCCACACGCCCTACCCGGCCGTCCGGCTACTACCTGACTCAATGAGGGCGGCCGTGTACTCATGCGGCGTCAGCCTCGGACTGTTCGGTCGGCGCTGCCGGCCACTTGGCCAGCAACTGGGCTTTGGTGATGGCGCCGGCGGTCAGCTGCTCGATCTGATCGCTATAGGTGGTCTCACTGGTCCACTCGGTGCGGGGCATTCGGCCGGCGCGTTCCCACTTCCTGAGCGCTTGATGAGTCAGCTTCAGCCCGCGGGCGAGGTTGACGAGGCCGACGATGGCAATGGCCTGCGCGAGCGGGTTGGGGAAGGTTGTCTCATGCATGGGCGGCGAGTATGTGCCTCAAAGTAACCTACCGTCAAGGACCGAAAGGCACAGCTCTGCCGGTTACCTTCAGGAACATGCCAAATCCTGATGCCGAGACGACTGCTGTGCTGGCCGCCTTCGCGGCTCGCGTGAACGAGTTGTGCGACGACATGCAGGTTCCTGCTGACACGCGCCAAACCGCACTCGCTAAGCATTTCGGCGTAAATCCCAAGACCGCCAGGAAGTGGCTTTTAGGCATCGGCTATCCTGAAATGCCCATGGCTGTGCGCATTGCCGACTGGGCCGATGTCAGTTTGGTGTGGCTCCTTCAGGGCTATGGTGCGAAGCGAAGCAATTCGCGCATCGACCAAAAAGCGCTGGTGCTGGATGAGGCCATACACGCACTGCCCACCGATTTGCGCGCAGACCTGATCGACAACATTCGCGCGAAGTTGGCTCGTATTGGCAGGCTCGCCGCTGAGCCGGCACCAAGTCGATACCGTACGATGTTGGATGCTTACGAACACGAGATGGGATCGCCACCCAAAACGCCACGGCACTGACATGCGGCTCCTACGTGCCGCGATTCGGGCCGTGTGCCTCCTGCTTTTGGTCTATGGATCAGCGCAGGCGCAGGGTGTCCAAGTCAAGTTTTTGGAGGATTACAGGTACTCCGTCAGAACTGGCGTTTTCCTGTGCGGCCTGACTTTGAAGAACGAACTCGCGCTGCGTGAGCTGGTCGCAAGCGGTGCTCCACCGCCTGCAAATTTGCCGCAGGGCATGCGTACCTTCGCCGAGTGCGCAGACGAATGGAAATTAAAGGCACGCAAGGACTATGGCCCCGCGCTGAAGGCGCTGCGCACGGCACGCGCCCAATCAGCTTTGAAGAACGTTCATGTGGCGTTTGTGTCGGCCCTCGAAGGGCTTGCACCAGAGCAGGATGAGTTGCGCGTCCTGTACGCCCAGCGCCAAGCCAATCTCACCAGTGCGCTGCGGGACGCTTGGACGCGGTTGGACTTGGAGATCTGACAAAAGAAGCGAGGCGGCCTCGACTGTTACTTTAAGGCCTTGACATGATGTAACTATCGGGCACACACTTCGCCCCGTCACAACGACGGAGCGCAAGATGCCCAGCACCAAGCCCCCTGCCGCCGCATCCCGCCGGCGGACTCCCTCCCCCTCTCGCCGCGCATCCCTCGCCGCCATCACTGGCTGGCAAGAAGAGCGCCGCCGCGCGCTCATGCTGCTGGATAGGCAGTACGACCTGGCCAGGGACCGGGGCGACTTTGACAGCGCGGACGCCTACCTTTTTGCCGCCATCGACATCCGCCATGTGCTGCGCGAACGGGCCGCGTATGTGATCGCTGAAAGCTGCGAGATGCGCTTGGCGCATCAGGCAGCATGAGCGCCCGCAGCCAGTCCAGACGCCTGGACATCCCGCAGCGGGCGATCTACGTCCTGGTCCTCATCCACGCGATCTTGGCCGTGCTGGGCCTTCAGGGCTGCGGTGGAGGCGATTGCCCTGCTGATGACCTGCGTTGCCAGCAACCCGCCACGACGCAGCCTCCGGCGTGCGCCGCCAATCCCGAGGTGTGCCGATGAGCGCCGTCACACCACTGGTGTACGGCCGTACACCGAGCGCCCGGCCTGCGCCTCCTCTCAGCCTGGTCTCCTCCCCGGTTGAGGCGCAGCCCGAGAACGCCGGGCGCCTGGCCACGCACCTGGTGGGCGAAGCATGCCGGGCCGCCTGGCAAGACGGCTACTACCACGCCGAGCGGACCCATCACATGCAAGGCTGGCGAGCCGGCTTTCTGTGCGGCTGCCTGTTCGCCGCGTTGGGCTGTGGCATCTGTTGCGCTGCCCTCATCGCCGCGTTGGCACCGGCATGAAGCGCAACGAAGCCCCGCTGACCCACGACCAGCTGCAGACGGCGTACCGGGAGCTTTACCGCCCGGGCTGGCCCGCCACGCTCGAAGCCGTGCTTCTGGACCCCTTGCGCGGCAACCTGGTGCGCGGCATGGCCCGCAGCCGAAGCCGAGCCGCCTTTCGGCTTCCTCCCACGCACCACACGTTGCCCACCGCACCCGTACCGGCCACGCCGACCGAGCCACCCCGCAAGCAGGGCCAGTGGTTGCCCGCCGGCGGCCGGTGGCGCAACAGCCAACCCACGTTCGATGCCCGCAAGGCGGCAGCCAATGACCTGGAGGACTGATCCCTTGAAACTCTCTTCACCCACCCACCCGGAGCTGGCCTTGCTCATTCGGGGCAGCGTGCAGGCCCGTCAGCGGGTCTCCGAGACCATCGAAAGCGGCGTTCCCGTGGTGCTCAGCGATGGCGCCACCTGGTACGACGTGCG